TGCCGAAAAAGTAGTAAATATGTTTGTGTACATTAAAGGAGAAGAGATACTAAGCGAGTCGTCAACACTAAGCGATAAATGGAACGCTAGATTAGAAAAAGAAGACGTAGAAAACATAATAGAAGAACTAGAAGATTTAAAATAAAAAATATGCCTAATCACGTTTATAACATAATATCAGTTGAAGAACAGTATGCTGATAAATTAGAAGAAATATCTAAAGTAGGTTTGTGTAAATACTACGCACCTATGCCAAAAGAAATAGAAAACACTACTTCTCCCCCTACGATCGTGAGTGAGGAAGAGTATAAAAAAGAACCTGTTGTAGATAATGGAAGTTTCAAAACGTATCGAACTACCAAGAAAAGGGTTAAAAACCTAATTAAGAAATACGGTGCCTCTAATTGGTATGACTGGGCTAATAAAGTATGGGGAACTAAATGGGGTTGTTATGATAATCAGTATGATGATGGAGTATACAACTTTACTTCCGCTTGGTCTCCACCTAGTGAAGAAATAATTCGCAAACTATCCCAAGATATCCCAACATTCACTTTTGAATGGGAAGAAGAGCAGGGATATGGAGCTGTATGGCAATCTATAAATGGAGTGCTTATGAATATGGAAGAATACGACTTACCAGTATGGGGCAAGAGTGTAGATACAGATTGGGGAACTTTAGTTTATTTAGTAGAGGATTACCATAAGCTAGGTGATGAATATAAAAAAGGATGGTATATGGAATGGAGCCTAGAGGAATTTGTAAGCACTACCAAAAAAGAAGCTTTAAAAGAAATAGAACGTATGCAAGCATAATAAAATGAAGATAGAATTAAGTGATCAAATTAGCTGGTGGACCAGAAATAACGAAGGCTCTTTTAATGTAGAGCTTTACATCAGAATATGTAACATAAAATCTCAAACACGATGAAAGGGTATATTAATTTTATATTACTGATATTGTTAAATAAATTTGACGATATGTATTTAAATAAAATGAAAAAGAAAAAAGATGACAAATGAAAAAGGTGTATCTTTAAAAGCGTCAGGGCAGAAAAAAATAAAATACGGAATAGAATGAAAAACCTTTACCCCATTTTTTTAGCAACCCTTTTAGGGTGTTCTAAGTTTGAAGTAGTTAGTAAGCTGGATGTTCAGCTCTACCATTTACAAAACCCTAAAACTAAACAAGTAGAGGTTATTCTTTCAAAAGATACACTAGAGGTTGGGAAACTATATAATATTAATAGAATAAATATAATCGATAGTCCTTATTACTCTAAAAGAAAAAAATAAAATGAGCGAAATAAAACACCAAATAGAAGACTTAAGTAAGTTGGCGATGGAAAAATTAAATCACGGATCGCAATCACAAAAAATGTACGCTATAGGAATGTTAAAGGTTTTAGAATCAGTTAGAACTTTAATTAGAGATTCAAAAGATGATGTAAAACTTCTTAATAAGATTAAAAAAATATTTGAATAACTTGTTAATATAACATATTATTTATATATTTGCTTTTTATGGGAAGAACAAAAGAAATGGCAGTATGTCTGCAAGATTATAATACAATACAATTAAAAATTCAACACGAAATGCTAAACTACACTAAACTAGACGAAAGAGTGTCTGAGGTGTGTGAGATGTGTAGAGTAACTGAAAATGAAATGTTTTCAAAAACTCGAGAAACTCATATTGCCGAGTCTCGATTCATCTTTTATTCGCTATGCAAGAAAGATGGATGTAAACCTGTTGATATATTACGCTACATGAAAACTAGGGGTTATACAGTAACTCACGGTAACATAGTGTATGGACAGAAAAAAGGAGATAAAATCCTTAGTAAAAACAAAATCATAAAATAATAATTATGGATAAAAAAGAAGAAAAGTTAACGTTTAAGACGTTAGCCACAATTGACGTGTCTACAAAAGTAGAAGAAAAAAACGGTCTTACTTATTTGCCCTGGTCTCAGGCTTGGGGGATAATAAAACAAAGAGACTCCACCGCAACGTACAACGTAACTGAATATGAAGGAAAACCTTATCTGTATGATGAGCACTTAGGGTACATGGTTTCTACTACAGTAACTGTATGTGGTGAAACACTAGGAATGCACTTGCCGGTTATGGATGGATCTCACAAGGCTATGAAGGCTCAACCTTACAAATACACTACCAGGTATGGAGAGAAGGCGGTAGCTGGAGCTTCAATGTTTGATATAAACAAAGCTATTATGCGGTGTTTAGTTAAGAATTTAGCGTTGTTTGGATTGGGGCTAGGTTTATATACTGGCGATGACATAATAGATGAAGGAGAAACTCCAAGGGCAAGTGTTAATGGTAGTTCTAAGCTTAAAACAAGTGCTCCATCACCTCAACCTACTAAAGCTAATAAGCCTGTTAAACGAGAGTTAATTGACTTAAGTAAAGATGATAATAATTGGAAAAAAGTAATGACCTACATAGCAAACAATAAGGATCAATCTTTAACTCAAGTGGCTAAAACATTGGGTTTGAAGTACAGAATTTCCGCAGCTGTAAAGAAGGAGCTGGGAGTAGAACTAAAAAAACTAAAGGAGAGTAAAGATGACAAATAATCAAATTCTTACTAAGTTAAAAGATGACGAACAATACTATGGTGAATTTGGCAAAACTTATTTATCAAATTCTGATATAGGGGCTCTTTTATACGACCTACACTCTTTCAAGAAAAGTAAGTTTACCCTTCCTATGTTGAAAGGTAGATACCTACACACCGCTTGTTTAGAATCTGCTAAACTAAGTACATATCCTATTAGTGATTCTTCTAGTAGAAATACTAAAATATATAAAGAAGAAATGCTAAATCATACAGATGAAATGATTCTCCTTCAAAAAGAAGTAGATGAATTGACAGCTATGGTTAAAGCGTTGAAATCAAATTTAGAGATTTCTGATATGATATGGGGGTTGCCAGGGGAAAATGAAGTCCCTGGGATCGCTGAGATTGAAGGAAATATGTGGAAGGCTAAAGCTGACAGGATACTTGACAAGAGTATTGTAGATATTAAAACAACATCAGATTTGGATGGGTTTAGGTATTCGGCTAGGAAATACAATTACGATAGCCAGGCTTACATATACCAAACAATCTTTGGTAAACCTTTACAATTTATAGTAATAGAAAAGAAAACGTGTCGGATGGGGTTCTTTGAATGCTCTACAGAGTTTATTGAAGCTGGAGCAGAGAAAGTAAGAATGGCCACCGCTAATTATGAAGCCTTTTATGGAGAAAACAAAACGCAAGACATAGAACAATATTATGTGTCTGGCATATTATAAACAATAAAAAAGTAAAACTATGAGTACAGAGAAAATTTTTGCAAACGGTATTAATTTTTACCAAAATGAAAACGCACCTGAATTTATTATAGGTGATATCGAATTTAATGTAGAAGATGCAATCGTCTTTTTAAAACAACACATGAAGCCTAATGGCAAGTGTAGAGTAACTGTTAAGTTATCAAAAAAGGGTGGGCTATATTGTGAATTAAACACTTGGGAACCTAAGAAACAAGAAGTTACGCCTGAACCACAACCCGCTGTTGGTGAAGCACAAGAAAGCTTTGAAGATGAGGATCCAGCGGATTTGCCGTTCTAAATAAATAGAATGTATATATTAGAGAGAAGGTGGTTGCCGCGAGGTCCACGCAGGGTTAGCTTTTGTTTGCCTGTCATACTTCTCTCTTTTTTATATGTTGAAATGTTAAGAATTTTCGCCATATACAAATAATATTTATTATTAATATTATATTTACTTCTTGTGTGTGTGTGCGTAAAAACCAACATTATAACATAAGTATCTAAGAACTAGTTAGTTAGGTCTAAAAAACCAACATAAAACCAACATAAATCATTAAAAAGTAACATGCTTATAACCATATTTAAGAGTATTCGTGATACTTCTGTTCCTTTTTATAGGAGTTTGGAAGTAATATTATTAAGAATAAAGGAAGGTAATTCTCAAGATTTAGTTGAAAATATTAGAAAAGAAAAAGATAAAGAGTCAAGATCGTTATTAAAGCAACAGCTTCCAGCTATATGTTTTTCAGGAAAATTTAACAAGCGAGAGGATAAAGCAATTATCGAGCATAGCGGTTTGATTTGTTTAGACTTTGATGGGTTTAAAACTAAAAAAAGCTTAAAACAAAAAAGATTAGAAATAGAAAAAGATAAATACACTAGAGCTGTATTTACTTCTCCTAGTGGTAATGGATTAAAGGTATTAGTAGCTATTCCAGAAGACCCTGATAATCATAAAAAATATTTTCTCTCTTTACAAGATTATTATCATTGTGATGAGTTTGACCCCACATCTAAAAACATATCAAGGGTGTGTTATGAAAGTTATGACCCTAATTTATATTACAACAATGACAGTGAGACCTATACCAGTATGGAGACTGTTAGTTATGAGCAATATGAATATTCTATAGATCCTCCTACTTTAATAATAAAAGAACAAGATGTAATTGTGTCCCGACTAAAAAAATGGTGGGAGGCTAAGTATGGCATGGTTGAAGGGGAAAGAAATAACAACATATACATATTAGCTGCCGCCTTAAACGACTTCGGTGTTGATAAGAGTTTTGCTACCTATGTGATGGGGGAGTATATTGGTAATGGGTTTTCACAGAAAGAAATGAATACCACCATTAATAGCGCTTATAAAAACTCATCTAATTTTAATACTAAGTATTTTGAAGACACTAACTCGGTAGACCAGGTTAGGTACCAACTAAAGTGTGGTGTACCAAAAAAGGAAATTCGCTCTAAATTAAGAGACTCTGGGTTTGAGAGCGAAGAGGTTGATTTAGTAATTAAGAAAGAAGAAGAGTCAATTGAGAAGAAAGACTTTTGGGTAAGGTCAGAAAAGGGAGTGGTTAGAATTATACCATTTAAGTTTAAAGAGTTTTTACAAGATCACGGATTCTTTAAATATCAACCACCGGGGAGTAATAATTATGTTTTCATACATATAAAGTCTAACCGTATAGACAACACCACTGAGGATAAGATGAAAGATTATGTGTTGAATTACTTAGCTAACCTTGAAGACTTATCTATATACAATCATTTCGCAGACAAGACTAGATACTTTAAAGAAGATTTCTTATCGCTTTTAAATTATAGTGAGGTGTCGTTTAAGAAAGACACAGCAAAAGAAGCTTATATATATTTTGATAATGTAGCCATTCGAATAACCAAGAACGGAATTGATGAGATTGAATATGACGACTTAGATGGATATGTTTGGAAAGACCAGGTAATAAATAGAAACTTTTATGTGTGTGATGATACAGATTGTGATTATAAGAAGTTTATCCACAACATAAGCGAAGACAATTCACAACGTATAAAAGCTGTAGAAAGCACCATAGGATTTTTACTTCACGGTTATAAGAACATGGGGTATTGTCCAGCTATAATTATTAATGATGAGGTGATATCAGACGACCCCGAGGGTGGTACTGGAAAAGGTCTCTTCGTTCAAGGTGTGGCCCAATTAAAGAAAATGGTTACTATAGATGGGAAGGCTTTTTACTTTGAAAGATCCTTTGCATATCAATTAGTATCTGCTGACACTCAAATACTTACGTTTGATGATGTTAAAAAGAACTTTGAGTTTGAAAGATTGTTTAGTGTTATAACAGAAGGAATAACATTAGAAAAGAAAAACAAAGACGCTATTAAGATTCCATTTCATTCTTCCCCCAAAGTAGTGATCACAACAAACTACGCTATTAAAGGTAAGGGGAATTCATACGAAAGAAGAAAGTGGGAGTTAGAATTTTTTGCTCATTACTCTAAGACATACACCCCTTATGATGAATTTAAAAGACTATTCTTTTCAGAATGGGGAGATGATGAGTGGTGTAAGTTTGATAACTATATGGTTAACTGCCTTAAAAACTATTTAAAGACTGGATTCATTACAGCTCCATTCAAGAACCTTAAAGATAGAAAGTTTGAAGCTGAGACATGCAGAGAGTTTGTACAGTTTTTATACGAAAACCAACACCTTGTGCCTTATGAAACAGAAATAATAAGTAATGTATTAAGGTTAGAGTTTGTACTACAGAACCCTGACTTCAACAAGATGTCTCACAGTGCTTGGAACAAGTGGATGAGATTAGCTGGAAACTACTTAACTGGTCAAAAGGTTAGGGAAGGAAGAAGGACAGAGGGTATATATTTTATATTTAGAGAACCAATAAAGCAAGTAAAATTAAATTTAGATGATTAAGTTTAGAGATTACCAAAATGAAATTATAAAACAAGGAACAGATATTATACTTAAAAACGGATTGCTATATTTAGCGATGGAGGTAAGAACAGGCAAAACCCTTACCTCACTAGGAATTTGCCAAAAGATTAAAGCTCAACGAGTCTTATTTATTACTAAGAAAAAAGCTATTAGTAGTATTGTGTCAGACTATAAATTACTTAAACCCTCCTTTGAATTAGAGGTTATTAATTATGAAAGTGTCCATAAAATAGGACTAGGATTTTATCCTGATGTAATTATTGCAGACGAAGCCCACTCACTAGGGGCTTTCGCTACTCCATCTAAGCGGGCTAAACAATTAAAGAATGATTTAGCTATATGGAAATCTAAATTAATTTTAATGTCAGGAACACCTACACCAGAGAGTTTTTCTCAAATGTATCACCAGGTTTATGGACACCCCAATAACCCCTTCAAGCAATACAAGAACTTTTATAGATGGGCTGATGATTACGTAAACAAAAGGGTAAAGTATTTAGGAACCCATACGGTAACAGATTACTCTAGAGCTGTCGAGGTTAAGATAATCAAAGACATGAAGCCTTACACTATTAACTTTACTCAGAAAGAAGCGGGGTTTAAATCTAATATAGATGAAGAGATACTTCACGTTCCAATGAGTTCTACTACTTATCAGTTGTGTAGTACATTACGAAGAGATAAAGTTATTGAGGGGGAAAATGAGATCATCTTAGCCGACACTGGTGTTAAGTTGATGGGAAAGCTTCATCAAATGTTTTCAGGTACTGTTATTTTTGAGTCAGGTAAAAAACAGGTTTTAGATTTATCCAAGGCACTGTTTATTAAAAAAAGATTTGAAGGTAAAAAGATAGGAATATTTTACAAATTCAAGGCAGAATTAGAGGCTTTGAAAGAAGTGTTTGGAGATGATTTAACTACCGAAATAGAAGAGTTTAATGAAGGAGATAAAAATATTGCCCTTCAAATTGTAAGTGGACGAGAAGGTATTTCTTTACGAAATGCTAAGTATTTAGTATATTACAATATAGACTTTAGTGCCACTAGCTATTGGCAAAGTAGAGATCGTATGACAACTAAAGACAGAACACACAATAAAATATATTGGATTTTTGCAGAAGATGGGATTGAGGACAATATATATAAAGCTGTAAATAGCAAAAAAGACTATACGTTAAAACACTTTAGAAACGATTTTAATATATAATAAAATGGAAATACAAGAATGGATAAACACACACATCAAACTAGGCACGTTAAGGGGAAAAACCGGAACACGGTTAATAAAAATCTTAAACAAGTCGGGAGTTGTATACATGCACGAATTAAAAGATGTAGAACTGAGAAGATTTAAAGGATGTGGAAAGAAAACCTTTGAACTCTGGAACTATTTAACTAATTTAAGATACTTCCATGATGTAATACCCTATTTATACGAATCACATAAGCAGAAAGGTGAATTAGAAGAAAGAGTAAACACATTAGAATTACAACTAGCAAAACTTAATCGGGATTTAGCTCACGAAAAACATTTAAGTAGAACAACTAATTTTAAAGAATTGAGACAAAAATTATTAAATGATAACGCTTAATAGTATATCGGGAGGTAAAACCTCAGCTTATATAGCAGCCAATTATCCAGCTGACTATAACGTATTCGCACTAGTAACTACGGATGATAAGGATTGTTTATATCCTGATCCTAAGATTAGGCAAATGGTATCAGATAAAATCGGAAAAGAATTTATTGGCACCCTGGAAGAAGATGTAATCATTCAAACCATACTAGAACTTGAACAATATATAGGACAGGAAATAAATTGGGTGGCTGGACTGTCTTTTGATAAGCTTATTACCCGAGGCAAAAATAAGTACCTACCTAACAAAGTTCAACGGTTTTGCACTTCCTTAATGAAAGTAGAGCCTATTAAAGTATTTTGGTATGCAAACATACGAACTCCTATAGAGGTTAGAATAGGATTTAGAGCTAATGAAATGAATAGGGCTAAATCTATGCTAGAAAGATGTGAAGATGATGGGTTTATATACGACAAGTTTATCGTGGGTAAGTCTAAGGGGACCATTAGACCTAACAGGTGGGAAAGAATGAAGTATCAAAAACCTAACTTCCCTTTAATTACGGACGGATTATATAAAGATGATATAGAAAAATACTGGAAAGGAAAACCAGTAACATTTGCGTACATGAACAATTGCGTTGGGTGTTTTCACAGAAATGCTGTACTTTTAAAACACATGAGCGAAAGACATCCTAATAAATTCAATTGGTTCGTAAAACAAGAACAAGATGTAGGATACGGAAAAGGCAAACGATTATTTAAAACCGACATGTCTTATCAACAGATTAAAGACTCTTTAAAGCAAGTGTCTTTATTTGATGATGACTTCACAGAATGTGATAGCGGTTATTGTGGATTATAAAATGAAAGAACAAGACATACAAGCTAAGAGAATAAAGCAACTAGAAGCTGAGGGCTATTATGTCATTAAATTAATCACCACAAACAAACACGGTATACCTGACCTTATAGCGATACCGCCAGATTCAGGTGTATTGTTTTCAGAAATTAAAAAACCAACCGGAAGACTTTCTAAGCTTCAAAAATACAGGCTGAAAGAACTCCAAAAACACGGATGTAAAACAGAAATATACAATGGTAAAAATACCTAAAATAACATTATCAATAGATTTTATCGATCAACTCCAAACCTATGAAGATATAAAATGGGAAGACATTATCCAAATGATAGAGCGAATGGATAACATACTTACTGAACCTATGTCTCTAGGACATGTCTTTCATTTGCAAGATACTAACGAACCAGTGTTTATAGAATTTTATTTTGAACTGCGACCTGGAAACGAATATTTAGTAGATTTCATGGAGACAATATCGTGTGATCGATATTTAGATTTAATTTTAGAAAACAGGAAAGTAAAACTACGGAAAAATCAACTAAGATGGGTTCACTAACAAAATATCAAGCAGATCGTATTCATTTACATATTGTAAAAGGTAAAACCTTGGAAGAAATAGCGGAAATGTATAAAGTATCTTACAGAGAAGTTTATATGTCTTTTATGCTTCAAGAAGAATTAAGTTTAAGGATACCCTTATTCTTTAACACTAAGAATGAGCCTTATTACACCAATGAAGATGATTACGGAAATCTCCCAACATATAAGTGGGATGAAATAACTATGGAAGAAAAAAATATACTAAATCATCCTTGCCCGGATGTCTGACCCACAACAAGACATAAGGCGGCTTGTTTATATAAACTCTTTAATGAGGGAAATAAACGGCTTAACAGATGATATCTACGAAGACTTGGTAGATAGAGATATTGAGGCGCTTCACGACAGTGTTGGCGCCTTAATTATAACCCTTAAAGATGTATTAAAATCTCACGACAAACCTAAAAAAGTAAATCAATAAGCCGAGTTTTCGTCTTCATACTTCAACACGTTCGCTTTCTCAGTCTGTTTCTTTGGTTCGTCTTCAATGTATTTTTTACCTTTAGTTAGTTCAAATAATTTATCTACTCTTCTTTTCTCTTTTTCTTTTATTTCATCATATCCTTGAACTCGCTTAATAACAAGGTCTAACAATTCTGCATCCCCTGAAATTGCATCAAAAATCTTAGCTAAACCATTGGGGGTTATAGCTTTTATAAAGCTTTCTTTTTCACTAAATTTAATTAAAGCGTTTCGTTCTTTTTCAAATTTTTCTGCCCACAATTTACTTACTTCTCCTTCTCCTTCTAATTTATCTCCATGTGTAGAAAACATATAATCGTCATACATATCAATAGCCGTACTCCATCCATCATTTTCAGCGGCTTCAATTATTTTATTTTTTATTTCTAAGTCAATTACACTTTTTAGTAAATCTCCTTTCTCCACCTTTTCAGTCATATCCCCAATACCTGTTGTGCTTGCCTCATAGACAGCTCCAGTAATATCACTTATAAAGTCAATCATTGGGTTGTTGTTTTTCCAGTCTTGTCCAATAAATTCATTCATTCCAAATTCAGCTACTAACCCTAACATACCCATACCTTGAAGTTGTGAACTCATCATACCTTCTATAAAGTTGTGTTGTGTTCGTTCTTCACCTTTATCGTCAGAATCACTAAGACCTAATACATCCGCTGCGTATCCTGTTGCGAAAGCACTAAAGCCAGCGTTAAACATGCTCCAATAAATAAAATCGTATGCCATTTGAGCCTTCTCATTAGTGGTAGCGTTTTTAGAATCTCTTATTTCTTGAATTACTTGCATTTGTTTGTTTACAGCTTGAATTTGAGAACTCTTATATTGAGTCACAAACGTTCTACCTAATAAACTTCTTTGTAGTGGTGTAGTAGCGTAACCTTCTTGAGATTGCTGTAACTCGTTCATTAGCTTAGTCATTTTACCTAGAGCCATTTCTGAAGCTTGAGCTTTAGAGTATCCGTCTTTTATGTACTTCGTCCTATAAGCTAACGCGTAAGGAATTCCTCCGCCTAAAACTCCAAGCATATCCCCAACTTGCGTAGGCTTCATTCCTATGTCAGTTAAAAGTTTACCTAACATTCTTCTCTTTTGGGTAACGCTCCATTCTTTAGTGGTAGACGCTTTATTAATAAACTCTTCAAAGGCAGGGTCTATAGCGGTTTTTTTCCATCTATTTTTTATTTGAGGATCTGTTATTATATCCCAAATGAAATTTACCTTTTCTTTCCCGTTTTTACCAACCAGGTCAGTAACGCTTAATCCGGACTGCGCCACCATATCCCAAGGGTATACCCCGTCTTTTATTCCAGCTCCAAGCCAATGAGTGGCGGTAGTTGCTTGTTTGGCTATATTCAAGGTGTTAAATGCTAGTCTATATACCACACCAGCTTTATTAACTTTATTTATAACAGACTCAACTTGAGTTTGGTATTTATTTTCTCCGCCCGTTATTTCGTCTAATTGAGACTTAAGAGATCTATAGTTCTCTTCTCCCATCATGTCAATTAATTTCCCTTCTGTTTGTGGGTTAATTAGCCCTTTAATTTTTTGGTTGACATCCCACATCTCATTAGTATGAGTCATCTCTTTAATGTAATCTAATGCCTTTGTGTTAGCTCCTGTCATTTGATATGGACCTTCAGGGCGCTCCCATCTACCGTCTTTACTCATTACCCATCTATCATTTCTTTGTTTAAAACGATCAGTCATTACACTGCTAGAATAGTTTTGATCTTTACCGCCTTTTATACCTAAAGTAAAATTATCACTTGTTATAAGATCTGACCCTGGTCTCTCACTTGTGCCTTTTGCCCAAATAGGCATATAACGCAACTCTTCTCCGTCAGGGTTTCTATTGAAGTCCTCAAAAGTTCTACCTGTTACATCTTCAAACACATCTTTAAAATAAGGTCTTGTAGACTCATACCAGTCTAACATGTCTTCTGCGTATTTTTTTAGCTCTGGATTGGCGTCCATATAGGAGTCCAATTCAGCTACATCTACACCTGTTTGCTCTAACCTGTATTTACCTTCCGCTATTTTAAGCATATATAAATCTACGGCTGTGTCATTGGTAATCTCATAAGAAGATTCTGGAGTTTCGTGTTTTATAATATTTCTTGTGCTTGATTTACCATCTTTTGATTTAGCTTTCAATAAAAACTTATCAGTGATTTTGTTTTCTTTTTTCACTTCATTTAGCGATGTGGTTAACTCATCAGCAAGTTTTTGAATATTTCTTCTAGCCGCTACAATGTCTTCATAAATATCAACAGTAGCTTCTTTTAGTTCTGGCTTACCTAGACCCACTCTTTCTAATAGAGTTTTGATAGTTTTAATAGAGGCTCCATGGAAAGGTTTTGCTATCTTTTTAACAGCTTTTTCCGCTTCGCTTTTTAGTTTATCCTTTAATTCTTCACCTTGAATAGCTTGTTGTTGTTGTCTACTAATTTGAACATCTTTACTGACATATCCAGTTCCTGACTCAAATTCCTCTGGGTCAATTTTATTTAAGTCTGATTTACTTTTAACGAGATACGTCTTTCCGTCTTTCGTTGTAACCAATACAAAACCGTCCCTAGGATCAAAAGTTACACTTGAACTTGCCTCTTCCTGTCTTAAACGTTTAGAAGCTTTTTCGTATGCATTTTCAATTTTATCTATAGCGTCTGAATCTCTAGCTTCATTAATCAACCTGTCTCTAGCAGCGTCTAATTCTGCTTGAGTAGGTAGTTCATTTAAAACCTCTTCTAATTGTTCAATTTCATTTTCAGTAGCTTCGATTTCTTTTTGTACATCTTCTTTAGTTCTCTTAGTTTCCGCCACTTCTTCTGTTGCAACCTCTTCTTTAGTTTCGGTAGTGTTTTCATTTTTTACAGCTTCTGCGTCAGCTTCTAGTTTTTTGGCTAACTCTTTAAAGGTCTCACTTCCGTATTTATTAAACTTCGGATTGTTTTCGTTAGTAAGTGGCTCCATACTTAAGTTACCCTCGTTATCTACTCTTCCTTTAACAAACCAACCGTCTTTAGCGAAGTATTTTAAAGGAACCCATTTTCCTTTTGATTCAGGACCAGTTCCCTCTCCTTTAGATTTGTACATTAAGAATTTTTCTCCTGTACCTTCTACTTCAAATTCAAATATTCTTCGACCACCTACAATCCCTAAATCTCTCTTAAACACCACATTAGCATTGTCTGCATCTAATTTTTTTCCTAATTCTGCCGTTTCTTGAATAGCTTTTGGACCCCCTAACATATCTCTAGATGATTCCACCTCTGAATTAATATAGGGCTCCAATGCTGGATTCTCTTCAGCGTTTTTAACATCATAAGATGAAAAGTCAGCTTCTGTTGGGTCTATTGGTTCTAATTCTATTACCTCATCTGAGACAGGTTCTTCCGCAACCACCTCATCAGCAACCACCTCATCAGCAATTACTTCCTCTTCAATATTTTCTGCCTCTTCTCTTAATTTTCTTAATTTTGATCGCTTGTCGCTAATTCCTTTTTCTAACGACACCTCTTCTCCTTGTTCGTTTTTAAAAGTTTTTTCTTGGTCTAATTCTAAAGTTTTCAAGGGTTGTTTAAGGTCAGTTTTCTGAGATCCTAAATATGCCTCAGCCTCCTCGTAGGTGTTTACATCTTGGCTAAAATCTTCCCCTTCAACATATAACTCTTTTGCTATTTTACCCTTATTTTCCATTTGAGATTTTTGCTTACGACTTCTCTCTAATGTTTTAGCGTCTTTACCTTCTTTTATAATTTGTTGAACATCACTAATAGTTTGCTCTAGTTCGGTAGTGGTCATTTCCTCAAATGGTTTTTTTAAATTATCCACATACTGTCTTAGTTCTTTAATTTTATTCACCGAGATTTGAGCACTACCAGACTCAGTAGTTAAATTATCTACTACCGTATTTTCTTTTAACCACGCTACATAAGTAGGGCGAGTTTTGTTTTCTATAAGCTGGTCTATCTCTTTCGTTATTTCTTCTAAACGAGCAATAGACTTTTTAATCCTGTCTCCGTTTTTATTTGTGTAAGCTTTTTCTAGAACAGCTCTTTCATCTGTTAGTTTTTTATAAAGCTTCTTAGCGTCACCGGTAGTCCAGTTGATTTTTACCCCTCCTTTTTTAGAAGTGAAGTTTCGATCTACATATTTACGAATATTGTCTACTATATACCTAACATCTTTCCCAGCCTTATTAGCTATCTTAAATTGATCTTTAAGCATTTGGAGCTCATCTACGAACTTCTGACGTCCTTTATTCCCTACAGCTTGGTTAGCTCTGTCTTGAGCGTTTAATCGCTTCTTAGGCGCTCCAAATCGATAACTCACCTCTTTAAAGGCGGCATCTCTTTGTAGGTCTGTGGCGTTTTCATACCATTTAGACCTCATTAAGTATTCTAAAGCAGCCTCTTTAGTTTCCGCATTTACCCTTCGGTCTGTAGCTTCTTGTTGTTTAGTAGTCATAGCTGACCTGTCTTTCACGTATCTATCTCTTCTGTCTCTAGCTTCAACTTTTTCAGCAATTTCACTTTCAATCTCGCCATATACTCTTTCTAATTGAGGGTCTCCAGAGGTGTTTTCAGAATCTCTTAGGTCCTTGTAACGTTTCGGTGGGGTCGTCTTGTCGGCTTTCGGTTGGGCGCTGACTTCGGAAGGTCCTGGAGTCGCGTCATCGGGTTGTATCTCTTCAGTCTCTTGAACACTTTCGGCTTGTTCTTCGCTAGGTACTTCCATTGGTTCTGGCTCACTATCGGCATCTTTTTCAGTTTTTAATGGTTCAACTTGTTTCGACTCTAAATCGTTTAATTCTTTTTCTAATTCCTGTACGCGCTTTTCATCTCCACCTTTTTCTTTTAATTCTTTTATGTAATCTTTGAGTTGAGTAATCCTAGCTTGTTCTCCCTCTGCTTGCATTTCCTCTATCTTTTGGTCTCGAGATGATTTTTGCTCTGCGTCTAACAGCTCTGGATTTTCTCTTTCTAAGTTTTCAGGAACTTCCTCAATAACCTCTTGCTCTCCTACTTTTATTCTATCTCCCTTTTCCGTTTCGGTTTTAGACTTAGAAGGACCTACTTCTTCTACGTAAACTCTATTAGAACCTCCCCCAGAAAACTGACCACCAAACTCGTTAATCATTTTTTCCTCTTGAGCACTAATCTTACCGTTAATATCTCTCAACATTTGTTCTACATATTCTTTAGAGTTACTACTTCTAAAGCTTGGGCTTTCAATCATTCTTTTTTCTTCTAAAAGCCTGTTGAATTCATTTTGCGCTTTTTCTATAGGACTTGCGGGTGCTTCAATGTTATTTCCTATTTCGGTTAATCGACTATTAATCTCTTTTATTCTAGCTTCAACTTGCTTGATTTTTTGAGATGGAGACACTTTTGATGATTGATATAGGTTTAATAATCTTTCTTGTTGAATTAATTCATTAGATAAATCATAAGCCTCTGCCTTGGCTTCAGGGTTTTCAATCACCTCTAATCCTTTCATCATTTCACGAACATTAGAAATTTGTTGCTTCATGTGTTCTCCTTGAAGTGATGTAACTTCGCCTTGTTTTACTAAATTATTTATATAACCATAAGAATCTTTAATCTCTACTTCACTCTTGTTAGCCCAAAAGTTAGCTTCCTCCGCATTAAACGTGGGTTGCATTTCTTCTAATATCCTTTGTTCTGAAGGTAGGGTTGTTAAATTTTCAGTTGAGGTTGGAATCCCCAACATTACAGTTCTAGGATCTGTAGTTTTAATTGCTAAATCATCTAAATGATCATATCGCTCTTGATTAGATTTATCTTGTTGTTCTTGTTTAGCTATTTCCCCCAACCCTTGTTCTATGTTGGATTTTTGTCCTCTATGGTTTTTAACAGTGGTGTAAGCCTCATGAAGCTCCATAAACTCTTCCATTTTATTAGGATCTCTGTAACCGCCTTTATCTTCATATTTTTCGGAAGCCTTTAAATAAGCGTCTACTACTTCCTGGTCAGTTGCGTCAGGACGTATTCCTAATTTTTTGTAATTAGCCGCTATTGAAGCTGGCACTCTTTTATAGCTTCGATTATATATGTTTTGAATGTCTTTTTTTATAGCATCTCTAAACTGTGTAATATCTTCTTTCCCAGTTTTAGAATACTGAATACCAGCGGTCATAAAATAAAGCAACAAAGCTTTTTCTCCGGGGCTATTGTCAGGACCAGCAAACACATTATTTACTATTTCTCCCCACTCTTTATTATGACCTAATTCGTGAACTAGTTCAGAAGTGTACATACCTCCCATACCCCCTACGACTTGAGATTGACTATTGAGAAATTTCTCCATGGTAGCTGGCATTTTAGCCATAAATGGAATTTTATTAATAGCCTTCCACGCCATATTCATTGCGCCAGAGCCTCCAGCGAGAGCGGCACCCTCTAAAAAACCCATTCCTTCTCCACCTTCAAAACCTTCTTGATAAGCCTCCATTATTAACCCTTCTTGCAACATAGATGAAAGAAGAAACACTGATTGTTGATACGCTTTACTTTGACCTAAGCCCGCCAACCCTGCCGTAACAGCGTCCCATCTATATACTCCTTGAGGAGCTGCTGCTGTAGCGCCCGTGGTTCCCACTACTCCTTTAAACATACCTCTAGTTAAAGCAAATTTATATAGGAAATTAGTCATTTGAGCACTCATATGAATTCCCTTTTCTGCAAAAGTTTGTTCCATAAAAGCCATGTCTTCATCTGATATTTGCACTCCATTTTGTTGTAAAACTTGAGACCAATGATTGGCAGCCTCTTTTGGTCCGTATTTACCAAAACTCATTGGATCGTCAGGAGTCCCTGGTGTGTCAGGATAATCAAAGGACATAAACAAGTCCCTGGTGTACATATTAAATTTATTCTCAGGGTTTAATTTAGCCTTTTGAATGTAATCTTCATTTAACACTACAGCTCTATTAGCTGATTGAAAATCATATAAAGCCTCATTAAAGGTATTTATCCAAGGTGAGTTACCATCTAAATACCAAAGCTTTTTCATCCTCATATCTCTTAATTCAGGGGCTTCGTTTTTATCATACATAGATGAATTGATAAGGGTCTGCTTGTCAGTCCCTCCCCATTTAGAAAAGCTATTTCCTATCTCTTTAATGTTGTTATACATTTCTTCATCATCAAAAAACAGTTTATTAGCTTCTGCTGATAACCCTACCATTCCTTCTAATAAAGCTCCTTGAGCTACATCAAAGTAAGAATTTCCTTCCCACCAAGCTTCGGCAAAATTATCAGGCATTGTAGATGAAATTGCCATTAGATTATAATATGAACGTCTTAAGTGTTCGTCTAAAAACCCTTGGTTATTTCCTTTTCTTCTAACTAATTTTAACGCACTTTCATCTATGTTTTGATGATAGTCTAAAGTTTCTTGATCCGCGTCTGCGTAGTTGATTAACTTACCTGTTTTTAAATCTATCAGTTCAGTTTCATCACTATACCAAGAGGAACGTTGTTGTTCATATTCTAATAAAGCTGTTTCTACATTAGCCTGCTGGAAATCCCATTGTTGTGCTAAATAGGCGCCATACGATAATCCTGTTGCTTCTGTGTATTTAGAGTCATAAGCAAATTTCATTTTATCATCTAAACCTTCATAGTATGCAAGATTATTTACTATTAAGTTTAAGTCGTATTGAGCGTTTCTTAATTGCTTATAAGACCTAGAAACCCCTTGGTCGGCTCTATCTAAATAATTTTGACCGTAGTCATAAATTTTATTATTAACACTATTTATACTTTGATTATAAGCCTCTTGCATTATGCGTTGAGCTTGATCATCGTTCATGTGTAGAGACATCTTATCCCACAAGACGGATAAATCATCATAGCTTTTTACCTTGGTTAAGTCGTAAGGTTTATTGGTTTCGGGGTTAATAAAACTTCCCCAATCAAATACATTCTGTAATCCAGGACCAGAGGATTCTTGAGTAAGACCTCTATAGTCAAACATCCTTCTGGGTCCACCCCATTCACCGTCTTCGTTTTTATAATAACCGAACTGTTCTGGGTCGGCTCCTGAGAAAACAAAAGCATCTTCTAAAATGTGACGATTAATGTCAAAATTCATTATATCACCTCCAGCTATAGAAGTTTTTTCTTCCATAATCAATTGCCTACCCTCTGGGGAGTTAATAAATTCTAATTTATTGTCATAGGTAGATCCATTAGGTGCAGTATATAATTCTGTACTCCAATCCGATGGTATATTTTCTCCTTCTGTTACTTCTAATCCATCGTTGTATATGTCATCACCTATAGTGTTTATTATATTCCCAACCCCTTCTTCTAAAAATTCATTTGTTTCTTCTCTCTCTTGTTCTAAAGCGTCTAATTGCTTTTGGTTTATAAAGATGTCAGGATTTTTTATTCTAGCCTCTAATTCAGTTAGCCCATTTTCTTGCATATAATTAACCACTCTTGAAGCCTGGTCGGGCTCCATTTCAGAAACAGGAATCTGATAAAAAGTATAATCCATTTTTTTGTTGGCTAAATTTCCATCTTCTTCATTACCCGCTTCAAAGCCTACTTGCGTTTGTGGATACAGACCAGTTTCGCTTTTACTAGTCATTAAATCATCTGCATTAATTGGCGCAAATTCATCTGGCATTTCTGCCGGAGGAGTCATGTCTGTTTGGTTTTCTATTATAGGTGTGGCGCTAGTAATCTCAGGCTGGTCTACCGTAGCGTTAGCCATAACAGGTGGAGGTGTATTTTCTTGAGTGTTCTCTTGTTGAATTTGTAATTCCGTATCGTCTTGAGCTTGAACTACCTCTTGCTCATCTTGAATTACATCTTGAGGGTTTTGAGGTTCTTGACTACTTTCTAAATCGGAAGAAGCCGAAACAGCTTCCTGAGCCGACTGATCGGTAGCCAATGTAGTAGTGGTAGGAGCTTGATTTCCAACCAACTCCGAAGTTTCTTCTTTTTTTTTTAACAAGTCATCAAATGCGCCCCTTTCTTCTTGAGTATATTCTTTTGCGTCTACAAGCGCTGTAAATATATTATCCCTGTATTCTGGGTACTCCTCTAAAGCTCCTTTAAAATCTTCAAAACTTACATTATTAGCTTCTAAGCCTAATTTTTTATATAATGATTCTAATGTCTTATCGTTCATTGTATTTCTTGTTATTTTCCGTAATGTAATCTGTAAACCTCTCTCCCCGCTTTATTAAGAGCTTGTAAGTTTTCATTATAAATAGTTTCGTCATTTCCTTTTTTAAACACATACTGCACTTTCTTAGGGGGGAGAAGTGGATTAGATTCATTGAAAACTGTAATACTTACTACCGCGGAATCTTTACCTTGTGGAGTCACTACCACATCTGACTTAGCGAGTTTTTGACCCATAAAATCTCCCATAGCTTTTTCGGTTAACGATTGTATGTCTTCCATTAAAAACGCTTTAGTTTTATTGGTGTCATTCCAAGCATATCCAGATTGATCGTCTTTATTTTTAGGATTACCTTGAGATAAGGTTTTAACAGCTCCTTTCCAGGATGTTTGAGGGATTATCCTATATATCGTAGTTCCAGCTGATTGCTTATCTTTAGTTCCCGGTGCTTGAGGAGTAATTTTCCCTACCCTTGTATCTAAGTCAATGTATGGACCATAAGACTCTAAATCCCATGGGTCCGTATCATACCTAAGATAGTTATCTGTTTTATATTTTTGGCTATAGTTTTTAGAGCCAGTCATAAACCTTGTATCTACTGTTGTTGGGTCAGTGTTTTGTAAAATAGGAGCTATTACTTTTCTAGCAAATTTAGTAGCTAATTCATTTTCGGTTAAATTTTCACCTTTTGCGTTACGTGGTCTTTTTATTACCACAGGCTGTTTACTTCCATCTTTTTGAACTACATAAAACTGAATACCACCTTTATGCGGTCTCGCCCCTTCTATTCGTCCATTGTTGTACTCAACACCGTTTAACTGAGCAACCTCACCTGTCGCAATACTCATAGCGTTGTTGTAGAGGTTTTTTGCTTTTTTTAATTCGGTTTGTTGACTTACGCTTAAGTTGTTACTGTCGTTGCTATATTGAGGCTTGGCTGTTTCTTTAATCCCCATAGATAAATAAAATTGTTGCCTTATTACCTTTTTAGCTTGTGTGACTTGATCTTCATTTAATTTAGGTTCCCAATCTCCAGCGGGATTTAACTCCATTAAAATACCTTGATTTAAAGGCTTGCCTTTATGTTTAGAATCGTCCTTAAACCCCTTACTAGGGTCTTTAGGGTCTACTAAATCTGTAGTTTTATATGTGAAATAAGCTTGATCTCCAGCTGTGCCACTTACACTATACACGCTATTATCTCCCAACACACTCATCAATTTACTTGGGCTATTTATGTACATGCCATATAAATTTTCTAAAGCTTCATTTAAGAAACCAGCACCTTCTAAAGCATTTAACCCTTCAGTTGTTTGAATGTTTTCATCATCTATAACTTTTTTAAAGTCTCCAAATTGCTCCGTATAAGAAGCAACTGCGCTAGGTAAATCGACTGCGTTAGTTTGGTGGTTTTGTAATCTATTAACATAATTTACATTAACCGACTTATCTGGATCTATACTACCGTCATCATTCTCATAAGCAAAAAAGAAGTTACCACTAGGGTCTGCCATTAGTTTTCTATGAGAAAAATCAGCAAACTCACCCAATTCAGTAGCTGCGAAATCCTCTTGAATCCCCGCAGGGGCTCTACCTGTTTCAGGATCTATTTGTTGCCTTTCTAAGAAACTAGCAAATACTTCATTGTAATTAGTAGATACCTCACTAAGTGCGGTCATACTATTTTTTAAATTATTATTATAAGCGGTCCAATCGTATGGTTTTATTTTCCCTGCATATAAAAGCTTTTGTTTTTCAAAAAGAGCGTCCCTGGTGTTGTTTAACCCCTCACCAATAAGGTCGTTAAATTCTTTGTCTTTTCCGTTTTGAACTTCACTTAAGGCGTTTTTGGAGTCTTGATATTCTTTATCTGCTTTTTCTCTTACAGCTCTCTTTCTATCTAATGCGTCTGTTACACTTTTACGCGCAGACCTAAAAGCCCCTGCATAGTCAGGAACATTTCCCTGTGGAGCTTTGTAACCATAATAACTTCCGCTTGTTCTTCCGTTTGCCATAATAATTAATTTATTCCAACTCGTCCTTACCTACCATATAACCAAGACCATGATTTTTAATTATATCTTGTAGAGTTTCAATGTTTCTTGCGTTTTGTGAAAGACGTGTATTTCTCCTAGCTTGTCTATTGCCCACTCGCTTAACCTTCTTATCAGACCAATCTGCCCCCTTTTTGTTATACCTTTCATTGGTCTTATCCATCTTATCGGTGATTTTAGCTTCTTTAGCTTTTGCATCTCCTAACTTAGCTCCAGCTGTTCCAGCAAAGGGGTCAACAAAATCATCTACTATTGCTCCCCCTAAATCACCTATACCACCTATTAGTTGAGCTTCTAACTGACCTTGATTCGCTTTACTTGCAGCTAACGCTTCATTAGTTCCTATAAGCTCTTGCTTGTTGAAGTCCATTCTATATTTAGCTTGAGTGTCTCGCAGATTTTCCGCCCCTTGCATTCTCACTTGTTGAGCATTCATTTCTTTTTCATCTAATCCAGCCATTAATTCTAGATTGGTTCTATCTTGAGCTCTTACCAAGTTACTAAGTTGTGCCGCTCCTTCAGCTGTAGAAGACGCCACCTCCATAGCATTAGCTACATTTTGAGCCTGTTGGTCCATAGCTAATCGCTCTTTAGTATCGCTAGCTTGAAAAGCTGCAAACTCATTAGTTAATGAGTCTAAATAAGCGTAAGCTTCTTTTTTTAAATTAGCGGATTTTATACGCAAGTCTCTTTGGTCATTTTTTTCATTCATCAGTTTTACTGCTGACATCCCCACTTGAGCAATTGCCATAGCTGTTCCTATCATAATAGTAAATTAAAATGGTGTTTTACAAAGATACTAAATTAAGGGAAACTTTTAAATACTTCAGCGCTGACCGCAAATAATTCTGATTCTGTTGTTAAGTTATTGGTTAATGTGACAGAAGCATAATAACCGCGAGATCCGTAAGATTCTACTTCGCTATTCTTTAAGAACATAATAAAATCACCAATTACAGGTAAATTAACAGGGAAGTTAATAGTAATTGAAGAGGGTAAAGGAAAAACGCCATTCACATAACTAGACACCTCTCCTATTTGAGTAATTCCTCCAGCTGCTCCAATATAAGCCATATCGCCTACACTCAATAAACCACTAATGGGTTGAGTGAATTCAATAACAACTGGAGCCGCACCTGTAACATTAGAAGCTTGACCAATCCCTTGAGCTGAAGTTTGACTTAGGTCGTCATCGTTAAAATATCGTCTAATGTTAGAGTAATAAACACCTTCTTTTTTAACGAAATAATCTTTATCAATAAAACCTTCACTTAAATCTGTTGTAACCGCCACGTCCCAAGCGTCTGTTCCTTCCAAGTCTAACGTTAAAAACATTTTAGACTCTATAGGATTGTCGTTAAAGATGGGCGTTACAGTAGATGGGTAATTAACACCATAGAATTGATTTCTACTTGGGTTGTTCCAATGCTTGTATATGTTTCCGTTTTTAAACGAATAAAAAATACTATTCATTCCTATCATCCACTCTGGCTCATAAGACCACCTGGATGTCCATCCACCGGTGCCGTTAGCAGTTGACGAATATGTTATCGTATCTCCCATTATGCTATAAACCAATTAGTTCCGTCACAATGGGCGGTTTGGATTGAATACAATGTAGTATCAGTCGCAAAAAGAGCAGCCCCATTAATTAAAACCCCTGGACCTGTCGTTGCGATAGTGGCTGCTGTACCACCATTAGCAATTCTTACAAATGTAATCATTCGACCCGCAATAGGAAGAGGCAAACTCATACTCCCTGGAGCTGTAGCTGAATAAAATACAGTTCTATTGTTTCCTACACCTGGAGACGCTGCCGCATCTACGGTCGTACTTGTATATATATCCGTTTTAATAGACTCTATCATGTCTTCATAAGAAATGGACCTAGTATTATAATCTAAGGCTACGGGATCATATTGAGAAGTGTCAAATAAATCCTCATCAGCCAGTGTAGATATTGATGTGTATTGAGATATTTTAACCATAATGTAAAGTTATTAAATTTATTCTATTGTTTTGTCTAAATCATTTTCTGTTGTTTTGTCATCACCAGCTTCTGTGGTTTTTGTTACGCCACAAATGCTAACATCTACCACTTGTCCAACGCTATCTATTCTTATAGCTTCACCACCATCTGTAAGATACCATAAATACCCACCGTTGTATGGAAAATATTCACCTGTTCGGTCCGATCTAAAGTATACAAAATCATTTACTACCGGATAAGGACTTAATCCACTATGGTAGTATATTCTGTAAGTTGCAGCAACTCCACACGCGGCTAAGGCATTAGTTTCAGGATTGTTGGTATTCATGTTGAATCTACGGTAAGCGCTAGCATTAATCACATCTACAACAAACGTAGTAGGAGCACTAGTACCAAAACAATTAGTAGCTTCTATAACAATTGGATAAACACCTGTTTCGGTAATAGTTCCGCTTAACACGCCTTTAAATTGATCTAATCGTAAAGTTGGAGGCATTACCTCCGCCTCACAAATATCTACAACAGTAAAACTAGAATCTGAACCGTCAATTAAAACAGGGACAGTCGAAGAGCATATAACTTGTCTTCCTTGAAGAGGAACTGAAACCTCTCTAATTACACCGTCTTCACAAGATGTGTATTCATAAATTCCACCCGTTTCTCCACCTAAAAAGGAATAAGAAACGCAAGAACTAACTAAATTCCATGACTCAGGGTTATTAGTAGCTGTAAGTTGCAGACTTATTTCTTGACCTAACTCGAGGTTTAAATCAGGAACCGTTATAACAGGTACCGCCACCTCAGTACATGCAGCACAATTATTTTCTATAAACACTACTCCATCATCACCAAATGAAACATAATCTCCATCGGGACCAACCCCTACTCTCCAATATAAGTCACCACCAGGTAAAACTGAACTACCAAAAGGGTTTTCAAAAATAGTGTCCCCTAAAACAGGAAGAGGGTTTATTCCGTTGTGCCACCTAGTAGTCACAGGGACGGGAGCCGCACATATAAGTGGAAAAGTAGTGCCAGCGTTATTGGTTAAGAAACTTGTTAATGCGGTTGGATCAGGAACCACGTCCCATCCGTCATCTACACCGCTAGTTTCTACAATCAAGCAAGCGCTCTCTATTTCTTTAACACTTTTCTGAATATTAAAAGAGCCAGCACCTACCACAAAACCAGTATCAAATACTTCTGTGTTTCCATATTTAACCCTAAACCTGTTAGCTATAGCATTGGCATTATAGTTTATTCTAGAAACACCTACCGTGTCATTGTAGTTTATACTATGATAGGTTGTGCCTTCTGAACCTGAAGGAGACACAATACTTACACCTGGATTTCTTATGTTTCTAAAATCCCAAATTAAATATAAAAACCCTTCATCATTGGGAACATTAAACGTAAAACTACCTTCTACAAACCCAGCCCCTGGAACTAATGGTGCGGCAGTAGAAAGAGCTAATAAATCCTCTACTTGTTCTTCAGTGTATGGAACATCTGAAACCAAGTATCTTAGTGTGTTTCCAAAATCAATATTAAACCCTTGTTTACTAAGGGTTTGCGCTGTATAAGCTTTTAACGTAACAGTGTCACCAGGTGTAGGTACAGACTGTTGACCAGCGATACCTTTATATCTATTGACAAAAGAAATAGGCTTATTTCTCATTCTAGTGGAAGGGAATTCAATAGGACCCCCAGTGTTAGAGCTAAAATCATATTCCACATCTGAAACATACTCACCGTCATCTCCCACACACACAGGGTTAAGAGGTTTTAATATCGGACTTCCAATCACCCAACTATCAACCTCAATAGGTCTCCACGCTGATTGATTAACGTTGTAGACATAACTTTCATCACAACCTTGAAATATAATTTGGAGAGACCTAGTTGCTCCACTGTTATTGTTATTAAAATTAAAACAGACTTGTGCGTTGCCTAGACCGGAATACGTGGGTCCCGGGAATCCATTTATTTGACACCAAGCGGTACCATCACCTGTATCCACTAAAGTAATACCCCAAGTCGCATTAGAACTGATGGTTACACATACGTTTCTAGATCTCCAAGATAAATCAAATGGATTAACCCAAGGACGCTCTTTACCAACCGATAATTTAAAAGTACACGGAAACTCTATATCGCTTTCAAATAAAGTATAAAACTGTTTAAAAGGATCAACACCTCCTATTTTTCGAGTGTTAGGAGAAGATATGAAAACATCTTTAAAGTAATCCATCATTCCTGAAGATGAAATAGGGTATATGCCTTGTGAGTTTATACTCAACACACTACCTCTTTTTGCATCAGTACAAAACATGTCTGGCCCCCAATAATCAAAACTTTCAGGATTACTACTTATCCCATATTCACCTTCAAAAGGAATTTGCGTACCTAAAACCTCGGGAATTGAAACAATATCTCCACCACCTATAGCGTCATTTAATAAGTTTTTACCATATAAAACTTTAGTTATTTTATCCTCTTGAAAAACAATTACATCCGTATCTCGAGCATGAAGTTTTTGAATAGACCCAAAGAACTTATCTAAGTATCGAAAGTTAGCTATAGAAAGATTAAACTCGTTTAGATTATTAACACCTGTGTTTTCTCTATATATACCACTGTAGGTAAGAGCTTCAGCAGCCCTTTGTTCTTCATAGTCATCTATTACGGTACTTGCTCTAGGGCTGTATTTAAGTTGATAGCCATTCCAAGCGTCTTTAATTCGATAACTTTCTAAGGCATTAGAAAAGACCCATGCGTTAAAGTTGCTATTCTCTTTATCTTCTGTGGTCGCCCCTGTAAGTACACCTGGATTTAAGCTTACTTTAGCTGGGGATTGTCCTAAGACTTGATTCTGGAGGTTCCCCTCATGCACACCGTTAGATATAGCAAAAGTTTTATTGGTTTCAAAGTAAATTTCTGGTACATTATCAGCTGGTAGGGTTTCAAATACTGTCAACCCTGGGGTTTGTATAACTTCAAAAGTAACAGTTAAAGACCAACCAACTCCAGTACCAGCGTTTAGAGCACTTATCGGAGTCCCAATTCTCATGCAAATACTTCCCTCAGATACTAAAAGTTCATTCCAATTAGCGTAACCACTAAAGGGTCCAGAAGTGTTACTTTGCCACACATCATAAGTGTTTCCACTTGAGTTCACACCTGTCGCCCACGCTCGAGCAAAACTTATTAAACTTGCACCTGTATTGCTTTGATTCCCTCCAAATCCACCGGAGGTTCCCTCTGGAGTTAGATTATTAAACGCACTATAAATTTGATCTTCCCAAAACCATTCTTCTAAATTTAGATATTCTTTGCTAGAGATAAACACCTGGGCGGGATCCTCATAATTCTCTCCAGTAGACCTGTGATGTGTTAACTTAAAAGTAATCTGCGCGCCCGCTTGTATTACCTTGTCTTTAGGGTATCCTACATTGGAAAAGGTGGTGGCTGGCACAGGGACACTCCCTTGGGTTTCATTTAGGTTATTATCAAGAGTATATTTAGCCTCTTCCGAGTGTACGTTAATGATAAAATAGTCGTTAGTTAAATAAGAGTTAGGTAAATCTGGCCACACAACCGCGGCAACTGGATCACCATAGATTACTGCCCCTACTGAATTTACTGTTATGTTATAAAAAATATTAGGGGCGGCTGGATTATTAGACATTGTTAGTGTGAAAGAACTAAGCGAAGTATCTACCATTAAGGGGTTGGAGTAAGCTCCCTCCTGAGACATAAATTCATACTTAAATTCATTAGTCGCCCCATTAACTACAGTAAGTTTAATTCTGAAGGCTTTGTATTGTGCTGACTGATGAGCTGTACTAGCTGCAATTCCAGGGACAGCAACGACTTTTACGCGGTCTGCCGTGGTAGATTGCCCGTAAAATATGGGATTATCTATTTGACTATAAAAAATATTACCCAAATTCGCAAATCCTACCGGTCCACCAACACTACTATTTGTAGTTGCGTAAATATCTAAACTAGCGGTATTAAATAAGCCCGAAGGGTCATTAATGCAAAAATAAACCCCCGCTGTTTGAGGCGTGCCAGGTATGTTTAAAAAATCCTTTGGCTTGGACTCAATGTCTAAAACTTTATATTGAGTATTACTAAAAGTGGGTCCTTCTGGAGTGTGTTTACAAATAAGATATTCCCCTTTTTTTACTTTATTTATATCTCCGGGGCCAATTTGAAACCATCTTTTTAAACCCTCTTGTACAAAAAAGGAAGGTATAATGTTTTGATAATCTCCTTTAGCTTGTTTAATGTATAATCTATAATGGCTAGCAAATGATGGAGCTGGACTATTAATGTATACTTGAATATCATTAACTGAATTAGAGTTATCGGGAGAAATATAAAGATTGTTTTCGCGAGCAGTTAATACAGTAGTCATTCTGCCATAACTATCTAAATAACAAATACCTATTTCATAATCTCTATCGCTTCTAAAAGTTCGTTCCGGCAAACCTCCTACCGCTCTAGATTCTAAATATAGGTCAAAATCTAAAGCTATAGCTTCATTGTTTTGATTCACTAAATCAAAAAATTGCACATAATTTCCATACACCAATCTACTACCTATCAATTCTTGACCTAAAGCCTTTAATGGGACGTTATCAAACAGCCTACCCAACTCATCTGAAGGTAAAACGGTATATATTTTATTATTGACAAATTCAATCGTTTTTGTTTCAAGGGTTACTGAACCCGACTCCACAGGTGTAGCGCCTGCGAATAATACATCAATAACAATAGTATACCTATCTATAATCTCTACAATAATGTGTTCTCCATTGTATGAAGCATGAGTAAAACCTGGATCTTGATCAATGAAAACAGTGTCACCAACTTCATAACTATCTGGGATACCTTCTCCTGATAAACCAAAGCCAAACCCCGGTTGGGTTGTAAATGCCACATTTCCAGGGAAAGAAGTAGTTAAGGCTACTGCGGCTGCGTAGGCGCCCGCCTGCGCGTTGTCTCCGAAATCCCAATTAAATGGCGCGCTATAGTCATAAGACTCTACTACATATACATTAGTGCTTTGGGATTCTCTAAATAATAGTTGTATTTCTTTTACTTGGGGACCCCCTACTCTAAAAGTTATGTTCACCAAATTATTGGCATTCGTCATAGATTTTAAATACCAATTAGCATAATCATATTGATAAACAGAGGCATTAAAAGCGGCTGAGGAAAAAGGAGCCATGGCGCTATACTCATTATCTAGGTACTTATACCTATAAGAAAACTCAACAAACGTTTCTTCTAAGTTGTTTTCTTGACCGGTTATATTCCCTGCTCCACCTACAGGCAACGTGCTTCCCATATTTATTATAGGAGCAAATAATGGAGGTTTAACAATTACTGAGATGTCGTCTTCCTCAAAACCGTCTACTAAATAGTTTCTAGTTACATTTAGCTTTCTAGGTGGGTTTAAGTTGTCGGTCCAAAATAATAAATCATTAATGATATTAATACCTGTTACCAAGTATGCGGAATCAAAATTTAATAACCTCCCTTTAGTGTCTTGAAGTAGCGTGGTTGTTAGATTTAAATCTTCATTATATCTAAAAACGTAATCAAAGGTGTCTGAAGAAACCAGCCAATAAATATTCTTATCAGAATCGTTAGATACAGCTCCTATTGTTACAGCGCTAGGATCTAACGTTAAATTAGACATGTTAGTGTTGCCTAATTGGTTTTCAATAGCTCCCACGTCAGATTCTGCTGACGTTGAAACTCCTACATTTAAAGCATCTCTATATTGACCAGGAGGGAGCAATCGCTCATCCAGGTCTTTATTCATAATGCCGGCTATAAATCCTCTAGTTAATTTCATTTAATCCAATTATCACGTGCTCGTAAAGGCATTAATAATCTGCCAGGGTGAATATTACTCAATCTTATTTTTGCGTTCCTTAAAGTAGCCCATTTATCTTTCCTAGCCCTTCTCACTACATATTCTTGAACGCCTATTTTATTGTCTAAAATAGCCCATCTAATATAGCTATACAAAAATTCTTCAGCTAGTTTATTAATAGTGACACTAGCGTTATCTCCATTTTCCATTCCGTCTGAAATATATTCTAAGACTACTAATTTATCTCTAACCCCGGAACTAAAGTTTATAACTCCTCCAGCTTTATCTATTCTAAAAGAAGGGTTAACATTAGCTTCGGCTGTATTTAATCCAAAATATCCGCCCACTCCGTATCCAAAATACCAACAACCATCTAAACACCAGCCCCATCTACCGTAATAAGGTCCAGCTAATAAGTATTGCTGTAAAGACACCCCTTCAATCCTAGCTTTGACTAATTCAGATTCTTCAGCCTCTAACACATCTCCATCAATATCAAAAAGAACCTCACAATTGTTGTCTTGTAAATAAGCTGTAGCGTAATTAACTTGGGAATTTTCATGCAGTGGATATAAAATGCCACCCACTTCTAAAGATATTCTTACATAATTAACATAATCAGGAGGAAGAATAAACTTCAAATCATGACAGACGCTTAATTCTAAAACCTTAATACTTCTTAAAGCATCATAATTTAATTCTTGTATCCCTCGTTTAGCGTGAAATAAAACTAAATGTTTGCTTACGTTATTTAGAAGCTTGTCATCACCCTGGTACATTAACATAAAATTGTTTACAATGTCTTTAAGTGAAACGTACTGATAGCTCCCCCAATTTGCATTAGTGGGTGCTACACCTCCATTAGTATAGTATTGATATGCGGTTATATATGCCATTAGCTATTATCTTGTTGTGTAATTTCCATATCCTCAGAGTTAGCGAAAGCCATAACTTCTTGCTCTCTAATAACTAATCCTGAGTATTCTAAAATCTTGATAACCAAACCTATGAAATCAGCAAGAGGTATTTCAAAATCTTGATAATCAGGTTGATTTGGATCAAAAATAGGATCCCCATCCGCACCTATACTTTGATAAGTCCACTTAGGGTCCAAAGGATATCTTACATAGTTTATATATACATCTCCTGTGTCAACTGGTGTTACACCATCGCTTAAGAAAATAGGATAAAATTTAATTCCACTTTCAGTGGTGTTTCCTGGTTGGGGATTGTTAGTGTCCTCAGCCATAAAATAAATAGGGTATTCAACAGTTGGAGTAGTTAGGTTAGACCTTAACAGTCTAGAAGCTTTAGTAGCGCTCACTCTATCAGCTTGAACAAAAGATTCAAAATTAACACCTAATCCTGTAGGGTCTAAATAAACATCATCTACAGTATACCAGTTATTAGGTAGTTCAAAGTATCCGTTACCTAAAAGCCCTTTAGTTAATTGTACATTAGGTTCTCTGAAACCATCTATTACTTCTATGTATCCTCTAGCAATATCTGCTGATTCACTATTAGAAACTCTAGCGTTACGTTTATTTAACCAATCGTTATAGTTATAGAAGTATGCTTCATATATCTCTAACTGAGCTTGCTTGGCTAATAAATTAAACTCTTCTGGAGTTAAGTATCCATTGTTGTTTTTATTAAGAAGAGCTAGGACTGTATTACGGACTTCATTTATCATTAGGAATCATTTCCTACAAAGATAACAAAAAAAAGAGCACTCTTTTTGGAGTGCCCTTCTCTTGAATTGCCATTACAAAATGCCTAATTAAATACAGGCAAACAATTAACTTACAGCTATAGATTCAACTAATAGACCATCTGAACCACCTTCTACTGAAGCATTAGGTTGGTAAGGTCTAGTGTTTTGTTTAGGAGCTAAAATAGCGTCCTGAATAAGTTCCGCTGCGTTTGCGTTAGGAGCGTGTGCAATAGTTACAGTGTTGTTAGCTGCTGTACCTAGAGATAGAACTGTTTCAATAGTGCTAGACGCAACCACTAAAACAACTAACTCACCGTTCACAAGTTGACTAGAAGCCACTTCGGTAGGAGATAATATGATAAAAGTATTTCCACTCACTATAATATCATCAGAAAGATCTAGCGTATCATCATCTACTACATTAGTAACAATAGCTGATGTTTCATCAGTGGTGTTCCACACTACATCACCTACAGTGACTGAGGTTAAAAAATCTTGCCCTGCATCAACTAATTGATCAGCGGATGTTCCTGAAGTTGTTCCAGAAGCTGGTGATGCGGCAACAGGTATTGAAATATAATTAGACATTTTTAAAAGTTTTTAGTTATTAATATTTAACAAAGATAACAAAATTATTCAACTAATTTTTCAAGTATAGTTAAAGCTTCTTCCCCTTCTTCAGATAATAAATAAGACACTAAAGCTCTGTTAGGCTCTACATCTTTAGGTACCGTTATGAGTCTTTTTTTATTCTCTTTTAAGTTCCAGTGAATATCTCTTTTGTTGTTTCTATAAGCGATATATCTACCATCTAATGCTTTAGCTACTACGTTTTCTAATTTAATGTCTGGATCATCTAAAAGTTCTAAAAACTCTCCTGGATTTTGAGTTGCGTACAACCTAACATCTCTCCTTAATTCTGAGCTTTTTAAGTTTTCTACTTCACTTCCCATTAAAATTCTAGCAATCATTTCGGTTTGATCTATAGTCAAGTCTTTAGCTATTTGCCTAGCCTCATCTTGCATATCCATATAGTGTAATTCCTCACTAGCATTAGCTTCTTCATTAACCTCTTCAAACAATGAATTGTTTCTTGGGTGCATTTGCAAGAACTGTTGTAAGACTGGATTGGTTTTAGGGACCATTAAAAAACCATCTTCAAAAATAATAGGTGATAAAACAGCATTTCCATCTTGCTCATCTACATAACATGTACGTTGATTAGCTGCGTAACGAATAGCTCTATTTTCTTGTTTTTCTTCATCCCACACAATGAGGGGTTTCTTTTTTGCGCTTCCTGTGTCGATTAATAGCGCTAAAGGAGTTTGTTTTGTCTTAAGACGATAAATCCTATCTTGAGGTGTAAATTTTTTTGGTTTCATTATATTATATTTTATTGTATTAAAATTAAAGCCCCACATTACATGGGGCTTTGGGTTATATTAGAAATCTAATTAAGCATTGAATAACACAAAGTTATTTGCACCTAAAGTACATAATGCTCTTTCAGATAGGAAGTTAACTTCCATCGCATCTAGATCGCTTGTTCTTGCTCCACCAGCAGAACCAGTCAACCAAGTTTTGTAGCGTCTGTCTTCAGTTTCTGAAGCTCTATATCTAACGTGTAAGAATGGTCTCTTAGCGTTTTTACCTAAAACTTGATCGTATACAGTTGTAGAGCCAGCTGGAACCATAATTCCATTAACTTTACCACCAACAAGACCACCTCTTAAAGTAATATCATTTAGATATTTCCAGTCAGTTTTGTAGAAGTCGTAACCTCTTCTAAACCCTGTAAAACCTAAATTAAGAGCCATTTCCTCATCATTATCAAACAGTCCAAAAGAAGTACCGCCTGCGCCATAAGAGTTTTGAGCAGCTAACATATCATCTATGTCAAAACCGAAATCTCTATTAACAAACACTACATTCTCTTGAATAGATCCTTGCTTATCTAAACGGTCTACAATTGTATCCCAGTCAGCTAAAGCAACAGGTCCAGCTCCAGTCCATACGTTTCCACGTTGTTCTACAGCGTCAAAAAGACCTTGCGTACCCGCGCCTACATCCAATACCGAACCAGCTGGATATGCTGTCGTTGCATTTAATGCAGTTGCTGCTCCAGATCCCGCTTCAGCAGGGATACCTTCAATCATTGACATTTCTAGATAATCATCATAACGAAGTCTAGTTTCGTGTTCTGATTTCAAATACCATAGATATCCGTTTGCTCCGTTCTCTGTTGTAATTTCAACCCAACCAATTTGAGCCATGTCAGAACCAGATACAATGTACTTGTCCTTAATGATAATTGGTTTGTTGTCAAAGAACTCATCTTGAGCCTCTAAAGAATCTTCCATTCCGGCAGTTCCTTGTCGGAACTCAGAACCATAAACGAAAGCAGTAACTCCTAATGTAGCCCCTGTAAAAGGACTCGCTACCAAAGCATCGTAGTAAGCCACTGTAAAAGTTGAAGAATTTAAAGCTGCTGTTACGATTAGTGCTTTTGCTGATTCACTTGCTACTTGCTCAGAAGACAACATTACTGTTTGTCCAACTCTAAAGTTGCAATTTGCACCACCTGCTACAGTAAAAGTTTGTTGCCCTGCCGCAAACGCGCCAAAAGTGCAACCTTCATATTTGGTGTGTAACCTACCTTGTTCCGCCCATTTAATAAGGTCAGAGTTAGTAGGCATTTCAGCGCCAACCATTCTAAGGAAGGACGAAATCGTTCTATTACCATATCTCTCAAATTCTTTCTCGTATGTATCAGGTAAATACTGATTCATAAAATTAAAATCTGTGATATAATTTGAGGCAGTAGCGATTTTCTCCGCTGAGGGCTCTAATTGAAACCCTGGTACATTTAATGCCATAATTTTAAATTTTAAATTTTAGTTTTTATTTTTACTTCTTATTCGTAGCCCATTACCGTGACTAGTAGGAACACTTGCTACCTTGAAACCACTAGAAATTTTTCCTTGTGGTGATCGCCTTAAATCATCTCCCATGTTAATGTTTTTTGATCTTTTAGCTGATTCGGTAACTTGATCCGACTGACCCTGCTCGTAAAAATATCTTGCAAATGCATCTGGGTTCATAGCTGCCGCTAAGGCTCTATGATACTTTCTAGCGTCTGCAATATACCCTTCATCAGTTAAATGTTGCTTCATAAAATTTTGTAAATCAGATTGTGATTCACGCATTTTATTAGCATCCCCCGGTTTATATGAAAAAGTGTTGTCATTAATAGTAAAGTTGAAACCTTCAAACTCATCATTAAAAACATCATTAGTTTTTTCGGTAAAATACCGGCTTCTTTCTTCTTGCTGGGTGCGTGCTTGGTTTTGAGCTTCCTTGTAAGCTAGAAATTCTTTGTGATCTTCCGAGGTAAATTCACCAGTATTTGACTCAAATAAAGGTGTTTTGTATTTATCTTGAAGCTCTTTAAAGTGTTTCTTAGCTTTAGCAAGTTCTGCTTTTCTAGCGATTTTTCTCTCCCTTACAAAAGACTCATCATCTTCATCCGGATTAAATCCAAATTTATTATTAAATTCAAATTTTATATCTTCTCCGTCTAAGTGAGGTTGAGTGTCGCTCCAATAATTAGAAATTAAATCAGTATCTGAAATATCTTCTACATCTTGTTGCGCTTTTAAAAAGTCCTCCATTCCTCGACCTGTTTCTTTTTTAAATTGAAAAAAACTAGCCACATCTTCTGGTAACTCTTCATTTTGTTGTCTCGCGTCAAACAACTCATCAATAGATTTGATATCTCTATCGTATCTATTTTTAATATATGAAAGAACGTCAACGTCATTTATACCCTCCGTTTCAGGGTTTTCTTCTTTTAATTCTTCATTAGCTTCAGCAACTTCTTTGTTGTGTTTATCTACCAACTCTTGTTCAATTTGCTGAACCCCTTTATCTTCTATAGTGTCATCTACTATTTTTACTTGTATTTTATCCATTATATTATATTTAAGTTATACAAAGATAATAAACTTTTTTTTAAGATTAACGTGGATTAAATTCAGAAAAATCAAAACCATCTAAACTATCTTCATTAGATTCAAAATTCTTAGGCTGTCCTTTATTTTGTCTTTGTTCAATAAGTTGAGATTGTTCAGAGTTGTTTAAGCTTATTCTTTTATCTTTTGCCTTTTCTTTCATCTCTTCTCTCCCTTTAATGTTGTCTGAGTCTACCTTTCTTAGTTGCATATTATACTCAAACTCTACCTTCATTAAATCTTTTTTCAATTGAGCCTCTCCTTGCATTTTTTTAATTTGAAAAGCAGCCTCCATTTCTTGAACTTGAATATCAGCTTGAGCTTGAGCTTGAATTTGTTCCATTTTAGCAGATGCCGCAGCTTGAGCAGATTGTTGATTAACCTCTCCTTGCATTTGCATTTTCTCATTTTCTCTTGCTTGATCCCTTTCTTCTTTTCTTTTTCTTTTCAACTTAAGTAACTGATTAGCTACTTTTAGGTTTTTAACCTCCCTAATATCAATTGCATCTTCTAAATCTATCTGATCTCTACTAAGAGCCATTTGGATGTTAGCTTCAAGTTGAGATTTTTGTTCTTCATCTGGAGACACTTCAATGAAAATACCAAAGTCATGTAGGTAAAGATTTTTTATATCTTCTAAGATTGCTACATTATTTTTACCTATCTGGTTAGCAAATTGATTTCTAAATGAAGCGTATTCTAATATATCAGAAATACGACAAGATAAATCTTCAGCTAATGTCCTAGTAATGAATAAACTAGCGTCCAATATATGCCTAGTAGCAGTGTTTGAGTTAAGGGCTGCTAATTTCTGTAGACCAACTAACGAATTAGGATCAGGTGTAGAGGCGTCCCTAGCTTCATTAAGTCCGGTCACGTCCCTTATCATATTTAGATAATGATTGTAGTTACCAATTAAAGCGGCCATTTTTTGTTGGCCACTACTTGTTCCTAGTTCTTGAATAGGAATTTTCCCATGATTAAACTCTCCATCTTGAGTAAAACTTCTACCAATAACACTACCCGTTTGAAAATACAACTTAAGAGCGTCTTCTGGATTGTAAGCAGCGCCCGTTCCTAAATCTACTTCATTTAATCCATCAGCATCTATGAATATACCATCTGGCACCACTCGAGAAATTACTTGTTGTAGTTTCAGGTGTGTCATTTGAATCAAATCCGCAAATGGTATCATTCTTTTAACTAAAGAATCAATAGCTCCTTTATACATTCTTGGAGCACACAACACATAGTTTGGTCTTACTCTTTGAGTGGCAGAATCAGGTTTTACCATGTTTTCAGCTATTTCCCATTGAAGTAAATAACTACTACCCATTACCATTATACCTTCATACCACACCTCATCTTTTTGGTGAATTTTAGAGAAGTTTTCCGTTTCTTCTGGCGGATTAAATCCTTCATCTCTTAATATAACCCTGTCGCCACCATTCTCTTTCTTCTTTTTCTTATGAACTACATTGGTAAATGTTTTGTAATTAAAATAAAGTAATGTAACCACATCCTTATTAAACAAATCATTCATGTAAGGTCTAATCATTCCATAATAATTAAACCACGCAGACCCCAGTTCTTGAATTTCTTTTAATTCATCTCTAGTTAAATCAGGCTTTATTTTCAATAACTCAGTTAAGGGAACTTGCTTTACTTCTCCAAAATAAAAACAATCCTTAAAGAAAGGATCTTCTGTGTAGCTCCACACAAAAGTAGCGGGGTCTACATAATCAATTTTTACACCCGTTCCTGGATAAAATGAATGCTTATTGACACCCATACCTATGACACTCATATCATAATTGGTTCTTTTTTGAATATCCTCATAATGATTCATTTCAAAAATCGTACTCAACCCCTCTTCTTCAGCAATTTCTATAGCTGGCTTATAATTAAGTTGCATGTGGAGCTGTAGCTCTTCCGAGCTTTCGGGTAAATCTTCTTTAGGTGTGTTAAAAATATCCACTCCTAATTGTTCGTCTGCTTGCATTAACAATGGTTTTGCAACCATGTCTTTTTCAATGTTTTCTTGATATGCATTTCTAGCTTCAGCAGCTAAAGCGTCTTGAGCAAAAGCTTTAACAGTAAAAAGCCTGTCACTCATTCCGTTAACTACAATATCTACAAACTTAGGAATAATAGGAACTGGAGTCCAGTCTAGATTTAAGTAAGATATATCCCCATCAACTGCGAATTCTTTTTTATACTTAGCGATACTTTGCTCTCCTCTAGCATAGAGCCGTCTATTATTAAACTCCATCCATCTACTCCAATACCTACACGACTGTCCATCTCTCTTAAACCATTCATACTGAATAGCTTGACCTATTCTTAACCCGTAGTCTTCAGTTGCTTTTTCCGCATCTGTTGCAAGTTGATTTGGAAAGTTAATTGGATTTAAAATTGTTTTTATTTCCTTCATTTTACTTTATAATTTCACTAACCATTCCTGTGTTTTTATACTTTGCAAAGTTAATGCTTATTTTTGACTCTTGCCGTTGAGGTGTATAAACATGTTTTTGCGTGGCCATAATGGCTAATCCTGAACTAATAGAGGCATCAAATTTAGTTCGTTTGTTAATGTCAAATCTAGCCCAATCCTTTAAGGTTCTATTAAAATACATAGAGCCCATTTCGTCTGGATCACGATATCTTTCTGACAAATCTAATCCTACTCTCCTTTCAATATAAGTCTCAATAGATGAAGCGTGAGCTTGTTTTATATCTTCCGAAGAGTTTGGCATTCCTCCTAATTCCTTTTCAGAGTTAGATAGCTTATTAAATTTCTTATCTATCCTATTCATAGAAAACCCCCTATAACCTCTGTTTTTAAAATGATATAATAGTCGGGTTTTGTTATTCTCAATTAAGGCAGGCATTCCGTAAAACACACAAGCCATTAACACTTCTTCAAAAAATATCTCCGCTGTTTGAGGTCGAGCTACATATTCTAAAAAAAACTCATCACTAGGCGCCTCATCTAAAGTAAAGCTTGTTTTTCCATGCAGCGAACCATTAGACCCCCTTCCATCTACTGTCGCGGATATGTCATAAGGATCACAACCAAAAGCCCCAATATGCTCATTACCAGGATACTTCACGCCTCTCCTAAATTGTATTCGGTTTTGTAAGTGGGCTGGCGGAAGCCATGAAACTAAAAATCTCCCGTGATTGTCGGGCTCCCAAATTACTTCTGTATCTTTTTCTCCATTTTTCCAATGAAATCTTCCTCTTGTTAAATAATGAGACTTAACTAAATTATCATTGTAATCCATTTGTTGATAAATCTTAGTCAAATTAAATAGTGAATTCTTACTCTCATCTCTAAACGCATGCTCTTCTGTTCTAGGGAATTGACGATAAAACTCATTTAAAGCGTCTGCATCATTTTTTAATGATTCTACTTCATTATTCCAATAATCAATAACTCCCGTCTTTATCATTTCCCCATCTATACCTCTCACGGGGGTTTCAGGTGTGTAAAAAACAGGCATACCATACTCATCTAAATATCCCTCAAAATTCCATTCCATAGGGATAAATAGTGCGTATAGTCCCGTTTTAGTTTGACCATTAGCATTCCTAGTTTCAACTTTAGCGTCTTCATACAAATCCTTAAAGTTTTGCCCCCCTTTATCTAAAGCATTAGACGTAGAACCCATTAAACATTTTCCTACGATTTTACGACCTAGACGCAAACAGGTTTTAGTTACTCGCCAGTTGTTCTTTATGTTTTCCGGTCTTTCCCACTTACCGCTTTCATCGTGAATTAAACGCTTTAATTTTTCACCATCATAACTATTGTCAGAGGTGTTTTTCCAATCTATTACTGTATCTAAACCATCTAAACTAACTTCCTCTACATGATCTAAATTGTTTCTTGTTATTTTAGAGGCCGGGACTCTATATCCTAACTCTGTTTTAGGCTTATCCATACCATCTTGTATGGGTTTGAAAAAGAAAGGATAATTATTAGATATTGGAACCACCTTGTCTGTAAACATTTTTTTAGCATCTGTTCCTGTTTTAGAAAGTATACCTATTCGCGAATTACGACTCTGAGTAGCTGTATTCACTCCTTCACATGAGCTCATAAATGAAAAACCGGAACGCCTATTTTTTAAATAGCACATCCCGAAAGATCTGTGGTCAGCTACACACGCTTCCCAGAACAAATAAAAAATTCTATTAGCTTCCCTAAACTCAGGCTTGCCAATATCTATTTTAGTCCATTGAAGATACATATAATGAGTTCCAGTTATATATGTAGGCTTGTTGTTGTTTACAAACCAATAACCATCCTCGCGTTTATCAAACTCACCTTCAATATATTCAATCCACTTATTTTTAAAAGCTTCATCTCTTTTGTTCCACTCAAAAATACTTCTAATCTTTATTAATGTTTCGGGAATATCTTGAACCTCCCATTTATTTGCACCGGTTTTTAAACCATTTGGAGCTAATGGTAAGCCTACTTTTAATCCCTGAATATTGTAAACCTCTCCTAATGTTCCATCTTTAGACACTATAACAACATCATACTTTTCGTTATATCCATATTTCCAGGATTTGTGCTTATTCCCATTTACCAAAACGGTTTTGGGTATAAGGTTTGTTTCTATAGTGTATAAGTCTAGATTCATGACGCTCTTTTTTCAGCAAAACCACTTGAAACTTTTTTCTGTAAAGTCCTACCCTCTAACATAGCTTGCTCGTCTTCAATTCTGGACAATATTTCAAATGCATCAAAAATTGCGAGCTTTTTAGTAGCTGCCGCATTCTTTAATCTATCTGCTGCCAAATCATCTTCAGGATCTGGCGATATAATACGCTCTTCTGCGACTGCAATTAATTGAGTTACAGCCACGCGACCAGCGCTTATTATTCGTTCTTTAAGTTTCTGACTTTCCATTGAGTAAGATTTACAGTTATGTTCCGTGTCCTCATACGGTATAACTTCTCTCCATCTATTGTAAATTCATACTCTGAATCAGGTAAAAAAGATACTACATCCCCTTTTTTTAAACCTAAACGAATTAACTCTGTATTAAGAAATACAAGTTCTCCAACTTCTTTTTCTTCTGTTTCTAAAGATAATAAATCTTGATGAACTTTTGCTAATGGCTTTAAAAAGCAATAAGGTTCAGGACATTTCCATTCATTATTATTTAAGTGTAAATACACTTGATCTACTTCTACAATATATATATCATGTTTAAAATGACAGGGACCTGATCGCTCTCTACCCTTCATGTCGTAGTATTTTCTAAACACATTGTGATGAACTACAACTGTATCGCCTACTTCTACATCCCCTCCATAATTTAAAGGAATAGATTTAACAATTCCAAACCTATTAGTAGCTAAGTGATTTTCTTTAGACGTACTGGTAATTAATTTTCCATCACCATATTGACTAAATATATTATACTTAACACCGTCTACGGGAGATACTACAAAACAATAAGGAGACTTCATTAAAAATTAATATTATACTCTATCAAAAAAGGCATAGTCATACTAACGCTTTTCCAGAGTGTTATTTCTCCATTTTCATGCTCGATATATATTTCAACTTCTTGTTGAGAGTGATTTTTTTTAATTAAATGAATTGTGTATACGCGAAGTACAGGCTGACCTACAACGTAATTCATAGAGTTAGTGTAATCACTTCCTATAGAAATTTTTCTAACTATTGACATCTTCTTGAACAGATCCAGTGTCCAGGTCTACACGCCCTTCTCCGTATTTTTCTGCTAAAGCTTTTTGTTCTGCCTGTAAATATCTTCTTGCTGTTTTGTGATCTTCAAGTAAAGACTTCTTTTTGTCCTCCATGTTGTGTATAGCAAATTCAACTTCACCTAATTTAGACATAGAATCAAATACTTGTTTATTGAGTGTACGAAGTTTTTCTAACTCCGAAGAATCTAGTTTGTTTTTTGACATTTTATTTTATTTTATTTTATTATTAATTTATTTTCTACCTTCTGGAGGTGTAGGTACATTAGGATTGGGAGGAACATCCGAAGGATAGTATCCAAACAATTTAAAATATATCTCGTCAGCCTCTTGGTTTGATGTTTCAATCGGGTTTGCCATAGCTTATATTTATATTACGTTTGCATCAATTATTACATTACTACCTGTAACTATATTTGTAATGTTAGCGTCTAGAGCTGTGTTGGCTGCTAGGCTGTGAATTACATTAATATCTTGTGGTGTAGTGGCGTCAATGCTATCTCCGTCACAAAGAATCTTTAAATTTCCTATCACTAAATTACCTCCCTTTTTGGTAATTCCAACACAGGTTCCGCCATTAGTGTTTGTTATAGATCCATCTAAATAGTAATTAGTTCCTGTCCCGGTTATCTCTACTAAATCAATATCGTTTCCGCTTGGACAACTCAACTCTCCATTAAGTCTTATATCTCCCCCAGTCATACCGCCTAGGGTTAGAATTGCCCGACCAGTTTCTGTGGTTATGTTTCCGTTGATAGTAATACTACCTCCTGACATATTTTGACCTATTAATCCATTCCCTGTTGCGGTAGTAGAAAATAAATTCCCATTAACTATGTACGAGCCTCCTGAAATATCATTAAAGTTTACTATATAGTTTTCACACTCCACAATAGGACAGTTTACAACCACGTTAGCTCCATCCACCATATCCTGTACTGCATAAACTTGAAAAGCTCCTGTTTGAGTAATCCTATTAGCTGTAACTACACATGTTCCTGAGAAACTTGGTGTATTACCTCCTCTACAGTAAAAAGTCCAACTACCTGAATTTTTAATTCTATCAAAATTAAAAGTTGTTTGAGAGGTGTCTCTGGCGGTACAAATATATCCACCGGCACCGTATATCTCCATTAGACTACCATTAAAAACTAACTTAGAACTATCTAAAGCGGTTAACATTACACCTTGTTCTTGTCTCCAGCTTACAGCTTCACCATAAAATTCTGAAGTCCCCTCGCTTCTCACTATACCTCCAGCCCAATTGTTATCTACACTTTCTAATACATTAATATCTCCTTCGCCAAAAACTGAGAACTTTTCCGAAGAACTGGTAGCGGGAGCATTTAAAGGAATTACTCCTAAAGCTATAACCGCAGCCGTATTTCGCAAGTATCCTAAAAGTAATGGAGATGGAATGTCTTCCAACACTTCTATGACGGTTTCAGCCCCATCATCCTCTACAGTTACTATAGTAAATGGAATCTGATTTAACCCACCTTCATTAACAATAAACCTAGAGCCAACTTCTAAATAAGCTGCCCAGTTTCCATTGAATCTAAACTTTTTTAATACTTGATTTATAGCTGTTACACCGGCTGTCAATTGACCATTAATTTGTGGAGGAGGAACAATAAGAGCGCCTGGTGAAAGATATAACTGACCATTAGGGTATTGAATTTCCGCTTCATTATATTCACCTGGATACACAAATATTAAAGAACTAGGCAAACCATCTTCTACCGCTTGATCCCTGGCCGCTGAAATAGTCTTCCATGGTTTAGACAAAGTTCCCACCGTACCTGTGGCGTCATCACCTTCCGGAGCTACAAAATAAGTAGATCCAAAAATCCCTGGTCCACCTCCACCGCCAGTGGCTAAATCTACCACATCTCCTACAGTAAAGTTTTTGGTTGCGTTATTATTATTAACGTCAGTACCAATTAACATATCAGTTAGTTCTGGTAAAGTAGTTGGGTATAAAGCAATCTTGGTCATTTCTTTTTCTTTTTAAATATCACTTTACTTGGCATGATTAAAATTGAGCTCTAACTCTCCTTGTTTGTTTAACTTTCTTCCCCTTGGATTTTTTTGTGTTAGCTTTTCTTTCATTACGTCTTTTGTTGCGATCCGCTTGTTTTTCCATCCTCTTCTTTCTCTTATTAGTTGTAACTCTAATAATATCGTTCCCTTGTTCGTTTTGACCCACTACATAAGAAGTGAGTTCGTTTCGCTTTTTCCAATCCTCTCTACGTTTCTTTCTTTTAGCTTGCCTAGCCGCTTTTCTCTCCTCACGATCAATAAAAGAATCTTTAAAGCCTATACTATTGTATTTAGGTTCTCTCATTTTTAATCATTTAAAGGATAATATTTTTCCTGTACGGGTTGAACCCCTTTTCCTTTTCCAGCCTCTAGTCTTTTAGAGCTTTTCAAAGCTTTACGAGCACCTCTAGCATTTTTCCTGGCCTTTTTCTTAGCTTGCCTAGCTGCTTTTTTGTCTGGATCTGGTTTTAAAAAATTAAAATCAGGTGTAGCCGCAAGCGGGCTGCTTAAATCTCTTTTATGTGCCATAATAATTGTGTTTATACAAAGATAGTAATTTATAATAATAATTTTCCAAACCTCTTTAGGATGAGCAAAAACAGAAATAAAAAAGAAAGTATAAGAATAATGCTTCCATATTTCTGCCACCAAGTTAATTCCTTGATAACTACTTTCTCAAAAGGAATAGCTATTTCTTTAATAATAGTAACTGTATCTCCTTTGCATTCCACGTAATGATGAAACTCTCGTGTGATAGTGTCATAATAATACTTAGCAAATACTTTTTCATTATTAACTATAATCGTAGAGTCATGATAAATAAGCTGAGTAGTAGTATCGTGTGAAACTGATTCTATTACTACAGTATCATGTAAAATTAAATTTAAAGTATCTTGTTCGAGTAATTCAGGATGTTTGCTAATAAGCCTATTCATCCTTTTTTGAGGTGAACAGGCTACTAACAATAAAATTAATATGCTACTCTTTAGGAAGTGCAATTAAAGAATCTTTTGATCTTAAAAACAATAATCCAACTGCAAGCCAGCCAGACATGTCCATAGGCGTGGCTTTTTCCATAAACAGCATAACACCGCAAAAAATAATAATCAACACACCTAATATAGTGGTAACGTAGTTTGAGAATAACCTATTTTTCATAATAAATCTTTTTCGTTAATTAATGTATAGGTGAAACTATTTCCCCATACTTCGGCTGACATTTTCACAATATCCATATGAATCTCATATTCCTTTGGATTTTGAATTACTTGGCAACCAGCTGAATAACCATTTACATGGTCTATACTAAACTCATCATCAGCTTGATGAATATTTATTCCAAACATTCCTGTTTGTTCTGACACGTCTATCATGTCATAATTTTGATCTTTGTCATCATCTCGATAAACTGTAACATCTCCCAGTCGCTGACATAAAGCGTCATACTTCCCATTATGTTTATCAACACAATAAACCCCCTTATATTGGTTGGGTACGAGTATTGCACATCCAGCCGGGTTGAGAGGTGTTTCTAAATATTTTAATCCTGGTAAGGTAGTGCAAACCATTTTGTATGCATTCCAATTTCCTTTGAATTTCCAAAAAACACACATTAAATCGTTGAAGTCGTTAACAACTGGATTGGTTGCTCTAATCCCTACTATGTTAAGGTTGTAAGGTTTTGAGTCATGCTCATATACTGAATAATTAAGTCTTTTTAAAGATCTAATAACATCATACGTAGATACGCCTTTCATTACTTTTTATTTAGAAGGGTTGATATCATCCCTTTTATTTCTGCTGTGTCTGATTTAACTTTATTAATAGCTGTGGACATTTCTTTCATTTCAGAATTAACCAGGTCTTTATTAGATTGAATAACCTCGTTTAATTTTTCCATTCTAGTGTCTATATCTCTACGAATAGATACTCTGCCGTTTTTAGCGTTCATAAATTCCTCTTTACATTCGTTGTAATAACGATCAGCCCGGACACTTAATTCTTTAATTTTTTCCGTTTGCCTATCATTGTCGTGCTTTAATTTAAACCACGCTGTTAATAAAGTTACAATAAATCCAATGATATATATAACATCCTTAATGTTTATATGTATTTCATCGGGCGACATCTCCTTTTATTGTTCAGGAATAGGTTCTTCCCAGGCTGGGGTACTCATTAAGGTAAGTGCTTCTTCATGTGTTAACGTTTGACTTGGTACAACAGTGCCGTCCTTTATAAATGTAGGCTCTATATTGTATTTAATTACAAAAAGAGTATCATCTAAACTTCTTCTAATTGTTCCAGCTGAACTTTGCCCTACTTGTGAAAAATCAATGTTTTGCAAATCTGTTGCAATATTGCATATAGCATATACTAAGTTATTTAACATTGTTTCTATTTTTTGGGCGGGTATATTTTTTCAAGAGCATTAAAAATAACGTCTCTTCTATTTTGTAACGCTTCTCTTTTCTCTTGTTTTGTAGTCGGTATTACACCCTTAAATGGTAATTGCATATCTACGCCTTCTTTAGGAGAATCTTTCACAGGAATTCTCCCCGCAAATCTACGAGACTTTGATGAATAAGCATCCCATCCCCCTGGTTTGTCTTTAACTGTAATTGATATTTCTGAATACTCCAAAGTTTTTGTAGGGTCAGCTTCAGGAAATGGGTTCGCAACTACTCCCCCTCTTTTCACTTCACCTTCTAATACTCTTTCAGGTGCAGCTTCTCCCGAATACTTGTAGTCTACTTCAAAAGTTGCATCTATAGGTCTAAGAACCGTTCCTTTATCGTCTGTTACTGTTATTATTCTTTCCATTATTTATTTTTAAGCTATTGTAAATTCTACGGTTGTATCTTTTTGAGCGATAAAGTCCATGTCCACATACACATCTGCCTCGAAATTTGCTGCATCTGCGGCTATAATATACATCGCATTAAACTCTACAGGATAGGTTGGTACGTTTTCTTGATTAACGTAAAATAATCCTGCTAGTGGTCGTGATGTGTCTGTGGCATCATCAACCATCGCTCCAAGGTTTAATGGGTTATTTGTATACCCTCCTAATCCATTAAAGTCTACAGACTCAATATTAGATCGGTTGTTAATGAAAAATATGTTTCCCGCGCCTACTTCGATAGACCCTATTGTTACAATATGAACTGTAGCTTCGGGAGTTAGAGACACAATACACTTTAAGTTATAAGAGTCATACTCAACACCCCCTATATTGTAGGTGGCTCCTAATTTGCTTACTCCTGCAAAAATTCCACCTGTCCCACTTTCTAGTTCGGTGGCTCCAGTGGCTCCTGCCATTAGTTCTGCATAGGTATATATTTCTCTTGCACTATTCGTTTGAGCAGAACTTCTCTCTGTTAAGTCTTGAGAGGCGTTAATCCCTACAAACTGCTCATTACTTGGTATTGTTGCCATAATT